CCAGCAACAGCATTACTTGCGGTCTTGGCAATCATGCCCGTACCAGCCGCCTCAAGGCTCCCAGATGCCGCGTTGAGGGTTACCTGTAGGGTTGACTGCGCCCCGCCGTCCGTAAGCCCTACGCCCGTCCCACCGGACAACCTACGGCTATTTGCTAACGTAGCCTCCTGATTTAACGTCAGGAAAGTCTGCGTCTGAACCGGCGATCCAGCAAGCGCGGCTGTCGTTGTCTGAACGGTCACCCCGTTTTGCACGACAGGGACTAATTCTGCGCCTGTAATAGCTCCCGCAGAGGGCAACTGCGTAATCGTTACATTAGCCATATCACGGACTCAAGTTATCAAGGTTGCCATTCGTAGAAGGAGTGTCTTGATTGTTTTCTGGGGATATCTCGTAATTTTGATACGGCCCCGTAATTAGCGCGTCTGGGTCAACAGCAACACTGACATCCGGTCTAGGAAAACGAATAGTGATTCTTTCGGTCTGCCTTGCCGGTAGACGATACGGGTCTTTCTGATCCGCACAGCCTTGCCCACAAACTAGCAAGCCGGGGAAGTTGGGATCAGGACGAGCTTCAGCGTGCGGCCTCTTCATCTTGCAACGATCACAGATGAATATTGCAATATCAGACAAGCCAATGGTATCGAGGAATCTTGGCATTATCGTGTATAAACTGAAATATTCGGTGCAAAGAAAATAGGCGACTTATCGCGCTCTTCCAACTCTGCTTCAGTCAGATACTGCGTAGCCATCTTCTCCAGATAAGCAATTCGCTCAGGAGGCACTTGAGGCAATTCTAAAGACATCCGATGAGACAGCATCATCACTACAGCCTCATACCACCGCTGCGGGATTTCCAATTGATCTTGAAGGTCACCTACGTCTTGAATCTGGCGCGAATACCATACGGTCATCTGCACAAACGGATCGGAAGGAGTAGGCCAAAGCGACATCGTTGGCTGAGAAATTAAACGATTAAACCAAAACTGAAATGGCTGATTAGCTGTAAAGTTCTTGTTAGGCAGATTCGTATAATCGTCCCGGTTCAGCCTAGCCATAGTAATTTCTGTGCTGTTGTTACCCACATAGAACTCACGCAGCGCCAAGGTTGAGTTACCAGAAATACGTATACGGTAGTAAGCAACCGATTGACCGGGGTCAATATCAGTCCATATCCATTGGTTGTCAGTAACAGTAATGGAACCGAGACTTTCCAGCGTAGACCAAGTGATATTGTCTGTTGAATACTCTAGCGTGATCGTCCAAGTTGCAGAGCCACCGCTTCCTACATAGGGCAAGAACCCTATAGAACCAGCGTAAACTAAATTAGTTGAGCCGTAATTGACTGCAATGTTTCCATTATCTGAGGTCTGTTGGCAGTAAGTATCAACGTCCCCATCATAAACATTTGCTACTACCCCACCGGCTGAAGATGTGTATGAACCGCTTGGACGACTCATTGTCCTGTAGAGCGCGTTCAGAACGTCTATGGTGCCTTCAGGCATAGCATAGATATACTGGTTGGCATTCATACCGAATACCTTTTTGCTTATTGCCCAGTAGTTGATACCGATATTAGCAAGGTGGGACAGCAGGAAGAACAGGCTTTCCCTAGCGGAAGTCTGTTGCTCTGAAGTCAGTTCTTCCGCGAGTTTCCCACAACGTCGCGCACCGTGATCGATGAATTGCTGAACGTCTATTACGGTTTGACCGACAGTCCCTGATGTTGCCATGTGTTCATTCCTCTACCAACCCGGACAATTCCATCGTTTTAACGAGGCTTTTGCCCTCGGTGCGTCGCCTGCTGCATGTTTGACGACCCCCGACATCCGGGCGCAGAATGAATCTTTACGAGAACCGCCTTGCGGCTGTGGTGCCTTTAAATTGCTACCAGTTGCTCGATTATACTTGTCGCGGCCTTTCTGCGTAAGACCTGCACCACGGTCTACCGACAGCTTCTCTCCCCTACCTACAGAAAGAGAAACTCCGCCACTTTTTAATTTGGCGGTTTTTGCTGACTCTCTGAAGGCTTCAGCCGTTGGCGCACCTTTGCTACCAACTTTTCGCATCTTTTCGCCAGAGCCTTCAGAAATTCTTTCGCGCTTTGCATTGATGTTGACATACAAGCCGCCCCCCTTGAACTTCTTGCCCTCATCTGCGCTATCAAACTCTTTGCCTACTTTTTGAGAGATGCCCACCTTCTTAGCAAATGTTGGGCTATGTGCGACCGCCGTCATCAGGCGATGCTGAGAAGGTGATTTGCTTGGCATACTAAGCCAATGGATTAACGTAATGCTTTTGCATTTCGAGAACTACCGTGTAGGTATCACCTGCGGAACCGTCTAAGGTAGTAAAAGTAATTACCCCAGTCTTCCCTGCGCCCGAATTGTTTGTCAATCCGCCAATCGCAGAGAAATCTTGCGTGTATTGCGTATTTTGCGGGATTGTTTCAATAACAACTGGTGCCGTAGCATCCCAGTCCATTTGAACTTCAAGACCATGCGTCAGCGAAGTTACTTTCAGAATACTCACACCGTCACAAGCGCCACCCGCATTGGATGGCAACAGTGCCGATGGAGTTACTTTGGCAACAGCAGATTCGTTTTCCGTTGTACTCATCGAAGCGTAGAACTTCATGATAGCAACTCGCTCGCCATCAAATAATGTCTGTGATGTAGCCGTAATCGTCATAAATCTCTCCTAAAAACAGGGGCCGAAGCCCCCGCCTTATTTCAGCAATTAGCCATTCCGCCGCTGCGCTGTTTAGCAGGAACAACAGTCGTAGACTCCTTAGTCTTTGTTACCGCACCGGGAGCATCAGAAGAACCAAAAAAACTTTTAACCTTTTTCACAAGAGGCTCCACAAGAGGCCCGATGTAGGTCATGGGATTCGTGGCTTTAAGATCAGCAAGATTTTCAGCTTTCTGGTTGGTGTAGGTGCCTTTGTAGCCTTTAGTCTCTTTATCAGACTGTGCGTCACCACCACCATTGAACTTCTTTACGCCCCCACCCTTTTTAAAGGTGCCAGCACGAAGATTAGTGGCAACAGGAGGAGTCGGCTTCTTATGACCCTGCGGCATACTGACGGCGCGTCCGCTATCTACGCGGCCACCGTCAGCAAACTTTTTTGCTGCACCACCTTTCTTGTAGCCACCGGCATTATCAAGGGCAACGCCACCAGTAGCCATGCCGCCCTTCTTAAGACCAGCGTGAGCTTTAGACGCAGGCTTACTTTCATGCGACTTCAACTCTTTGCCAATGCCTTTGATGCCCTTCATTTCCATCTTGTGCATCGCTGGCGTTTCTACTTCACCGGCTTTGCCACCCTTCTTCATGGTGGGGAGTCCGCCCATAGGTGCGGCAGCAGCAGGCGGTTGGCGGCGTTTCATCATATTCGCCATTGCCAGCATTTTTTGCCGTTCCGCCATTGACGGACGACGCGGCGAACCTATCGACGGGCCACCAACAACAGGAGGCCGTATCATAGGGGGAGTATTCATCGCCCCCATATCACCCATTGGCCCGCCATCCATCTTCTTCATAGGCTTATGCCCATTCTCGCCCTTTTTCATATTCACATGACCACCCTTCTTGAGCTTCAAAACGACTGAAGGCTCAGTGGTCTCCATCTTCACCATCGGCTTAAATTGACCCATGACCTTCTCCTTTAGGCTTGTGTGACGCCAAGAGCGCCAAGACGGGTTGCATTCGGGCCAACAGCCAAGGCGGGAAGTGAGATGTTCATCACCAGACGCTTTTGACCATCAGTCGCGCTTGACGGCACATAAGTGCCTCGCACATCGCCAGTGGTGGTGGTTGCCGGATTGGTAGCAATAGAAACTACCAGCGTGCCAGCATCCTCAGCCAAGGTGTTATCCCAGCCTGCCCTTGCCACATAGCCCCTGTCCGTCAAGCGAACCGGAAGGCCAATGATGTCAGTAGTTCCAACAGCAACCGTTACTACTGCGCTGCCAGAAATCGTGATGCCGCTGATCTGGAAGAATGCCTTCTTGCCGTTCACGGTAGTCGAAGCAACAGTGCCGGTGGCAATCACTTCACTCATGGCTTGACCGTAGTAGTCGTAGCCAGAGATGGTGACGTTACGAGTGGTCGGCGAACCTGCGCCGGTAGTCGTCGCAACAGCACGCGGACAATCCAACTGAACAACAGTGGTGCCATCAGCACGAACAACAGAGCGAGTGCCAGCGCCAGCAGTCAACGTGACGGCGGCGGTGTAGACAGCAGCGGTTGCAATATTGTTGGTGGCCTTTACTTCAGGGATAACGTCAAACACATAAACGCGACCCAACGGGCCAATTCCTGTGTCCATGTTTGAAGGATCAGAAATTGCGGCGTTACCAGAAGCATACATCGTTGTGCTAGAAGCGGTGGACGATGCGCTAACAGTGTAGGTGCCAGTAGTGCCGGTGCCAGTAACAAAAGCAGTGATATAAGTTCCGGAAGTTACGCTAGAGCCAGTAATAAACTGACCAACGTAAAGCGGATCGCCACTAAGCATCGCGGTAACGGTCAGCGTAGTAGTGGCAATAGAACCTGTGAAAGTTGCGCTAACGGGGTTGTTGCCAACACCCATATAAGTCTGGGCTGGGCCTAGATAGAGGTCATCTGAATATTGAGGCATGGTCTGCTCCTTGAAAAGTTTGACCAAACATTAAAAAAAGGGGGACAGGATAGATTTCCCGTCCCCCCCAACAGCTAAACGCCAGCCGTACCGTAGAGAGTACGGGGGTCAGTCCAGCCAACCGTGTAGCGCTCAGTAGCTTTGTAACGCATCGAATCCGTCTCAAAGTCACCTTCCATAGTCTTTTCAAGACCACGGCGCATCAACAGCTTGGCACCTTCCGGCGCATCCGTCTGCACCCACCAAGCCGAAGCATTGGTAAGGCGAGACAGCACAGCAGCGCCTTCGTCCAGCAGGCCAATCGACTTGATCGGGTTCAAGTCGTTGTTGGCGGTACCAGCACGAAGAACGCTCTTCAGCAGAACCTCTGCTTGAAAGACATTGCCCGGAGCCACCACCAATTGACGCGGCACAAGACGAATCTTCTTGCCGTTGTTGTCAACTGCTTGGCGAATCTGAATCAGCATCTGTTCCAGCGACGTTTGTGACAGGTTCGCCGCAGTGGTCAGCAGGTTGCTAAACGTACCGCTCACAATCGGGTGCGAGGCATTACTAAGAGATACGCCATCACCACCGACATAAGAGCTATTGAACGCACGATTAAGCACGTTCGCAGACAGCGTTTCCTTGGTCTCAATCAGAGATTGAGCAAGGTGCTTGGCATACACTTGACCGATACGGATATGGTCACCATCTTCCACCAGCACTTTCGTCAGCGCGAAGGCAAGGCCATACACGCTGTAGACGTAGCGTTGGAGGAACAGCACACCACCTTGCTGGTACGTTACCGGCGTGCCGTCAGGCAGTTGCGGTGCCGCGCCAAAGCCGTACAGAACCGGCTCTTCGTGGTAGTTGCGGGGAATGCCTTGTTGCTCGCGGAAAACACGCGACCATTCGTCGGCACGTTGATCATAGACTCCATCAAAACATTCATTGAGAATAGGCTCAACGATGCTTCTAAAGTCCGTACTCCTCATTGGTGCGGCCATGATTGGACTCCTTTAGATGGCGTTAATGGTTGCCACGAATTGGCTGCGGCTTATTTGCACGCGGACAATCGGGAATGCGTCTCCCCATGCATTATCTGCATAGGGGGCTATGTCAAGGATTCGGAAATCCCCAACGGCAGAACTACCTGCAAGCGTTGCTGACAGAGTGGCAGCAGACAGACCAGTGGTGGTGCTACCGGCAGTCGCGTTGCTCATGTTAGCCTGATCGCCAATCGAAGTTTGAGCCAGAGTAGCATCGACTTGAACTTCGTACACGATCTGCGGATCGCTATAGTAATAAGCGATACACGAACCAGTTTGGAAAGCAGTGCTGGCAAGCCATTGGTTGTTGATCTGACGACGACCAGATGCATCGGTATATTCAACGCCAGCAAATACGCCTTGAAAGGCGCTGCCAGCAGTTGCAATAACCAACACACCACTCGAATTGAGTGCAACCGGCTGATTCTTCAAAATACCAGTGGAATAACCACTGGTGATACCGTTGGCAAGCGCGATAGCTCGATCCAGTCCCGAAGGATGGAAAACTGGGCGAAAACCAAACGGAGCAGATGTAGCAGACATATCTTTACTCCTAATTTATTTAATTGCCAGCATCAAAAAATAGGTGCTGGAACTGGTTTGTCAATAAGGTGCATTCCTTCGCCTTCTACCGAACCCAGACGTTTGCCTGAGCTATCATTGCCCTGTAGTTGCTCTGCTTGAATGCGGATTTTTTCCGCGTCTTCCAGAGGAGCATCATGGTGCATTGCTGTCATCACTTCTTGATAAATATCCATCGGAAGTTTGTACAGAAGCATTTCATTGCAAGCAATATAACCATCGTGTTCGCCAGACTTTACGCGGTAATTTTCGTAATTAGGTATCTCATCTGATCTAACAGGTACATACCCTAGCCGAATCCGCTTATCTATACTGTCGTAACCGTTGGTCGTCGATAACCAGCAAAAGTGCCATCCCGGTATTTCTGGGATAGATGGTAAAGCACTTTGTGTCCATTCATCTTTCCACATCTTTCGACGCTGTTCAGATGAAATAAACTTTTCCTCCGGTGCCTCACGAACTGAGTCATGAATAGCGCGACTTTCGCGCCCACCAGCAGTCAAACTTTTCTTTAGACGAGAATCCATATATTAACTCCTTGAGCGTTCGTTAGCGTATCGTTTAATCATCTTGGCGCGAAGTGTGGGGTTTTCCCACATTCCGGCATCTTTCATGGCGCGGACTTGATCCGCTGACAACGTAAAGCTATTACGCCCCCCACTACTTGATGCACTTTCACGACCCGATCCGGTAACGGCGCTCCTTGGTCTTTTAACATAAGATTTAACATCTTCCCCGTCAGTATACCGATGTGGTAGCTTATTTTGCAAGCGATTGTCAAGTTCTTCCCAATATTCTGCGGAACGAGGGTCAAAACCATCAGAAACTAGGCTCTCGTCTACCACCTTGGCGATCTTGGAATCAACATCCTTGGTCTGCGGGTCATACCAGTTATTCCGCTCCATCCAGTCCGCCGCATGACGCTGGACAGCCATATCAGGAGCGATTGCCTGCTGTTTGGGAGGCTGCGCCGCCTGATTTCGCAGGTTTTCCAGCGCCTCTACCTTCTGACGGGCGTCGTACCACATCTCCTGAGCATTCGCCATCGCCTCGCCATCGTTAGCGGTAGCGGACTCAGCCATCTTCATTTTGGCGTATTGCAGACGAACTTGATGGTCTTCGATGGCCTTATCTACCCTAGCCAACTCAGAACCGTGTGTCTTGCGCTCTACCGTCGATAAACGGGTCATCAAGTCCTGATTTTGACGAACCAACTGGTTGTAGCGCAGGTCTTTCTCGACTTGCTGCTGACGATGATAGACTTTCTTTGCTTTACGCTTTTCGCGCCGCACAGAGCGGATTGCCTCTGTATCGTCAGGATGGTCGTCGCCACCGTCTTCGGGGACTTGACCACCTTCTGCCTTCTGTACCGGCCTAACGCCCTCTACGGCCTCGTCTGGCTCGTCCTGAGAGGCTTCCATGCCCTCAACGGTAACGCTGCCGTCCTGCTGCTCCTGAACGATCAGCTTCTCGTCTTCTACAGGCTTCTCAATTTGCTCGCTCATACGAATGCCCTTACTGCAAGAGGATTGCCCGTAATCTTGGCGACAATCTCATGGTCATTGAGGATCAGGAATTCCACCCTGTCTTCGTCGTCCTTGGCATCCGGCATTCCAACTTCCCAACGGTCGCCCGTCCACTTCGGAACGCGCAGGAAGTCCCCCATCTCGCACCATGAGCCTTCAGGCCACGATTCCATCGTATCGCGCTTCTTAAACGCAAGCGGGCCAAGCCCAACAACCTTGCCAACACAGTTCTGCGCCTTTTCCGTGTCTGTCGTTTCCCGCACCAGCAGAATGCCTGAAGAGGTCATCTTCTTCTTTGCCTTACGCAATTGCACAAGAACTCGCGCACCTAACGGCGTGGCTCCTGCGTCTATTGTGGGGAATGCGTCCACCAAATCAGCTTCATACGAAGCGTCATTTGTTTTTATCATCATCATCTTCCTTTAGTAAGTTTTCAAGGATCATAAGAGCTTCTCCAAGCCCTGTATGATGACCAACCAAGTGCCTATAAGAATCGTAATTAACCGCTTTCCCAGCAGTCAGCGAAGAGGCGATTTCAGCCTGTCGAATCTTAATAGCACCAATAAAATCTTCTACATACCTCATTATTTTTTCTTAGCTTGGGCGAGACCTCCTTGCTTTGTTTGTTTTGCCGCACTAGGCTTGGTCACATCACAACCCTGCGCCAGACGTTTGTGCTGCGGAACCAAATTGCTTTGCTGTTCTTTGTCGCTAGTAGCCATGTCCTGCTCCTTAATTTAAACTGCGCTGAACTTCGTTTTGAAGTCTGATTGCCGACTCCGCCTGCTCCTTCTTCAATCTTGCCGTTTCCACGGTCAAGTCCAAAGTCTTCATACGCTCTTGCGTTAGCAGCTTCTCGGTGTTCTGAGCCGCGTCAAACTGCTGCTTCTTATCTTGCGCCGCCGCATCCTGCTGCAACTGAGCTTGTTTCAACTGAATATCAGCCTGATCCTTTGCCGCTCTACGTTGTGTTTCAGCCATAGAAGCCTGCAAGATTGCTTGTGATTCAGCGTCCATAGGAGGCGTCGGTTTGTATTTCTGAGCTTCCTGCACCATCTGCTGAATAACTTGCATGTAAGGAGCCAGCACTTCTTTGGAATCCAGCGCGACATGCTGAGTAGCCACGGCAACTACGCGGTCAATATCAGCAGCCAGCTTGCTATCCTCGTACTTCTCTTTATCGAGGCCAGCAGGCTTCAGGGCGTACTGCCTTACGGACTGGGTATACCAGAGCATCAAGTGCTGCTTCAGGTGTTCTATCGCAGCAGGAATGAACGCCGGAGCCATAATTGGATTAGCGCCAAATATCGGGTCTTGCGCGAACGAAATGTGCGTCTTGATGTGAGCAATATGGTCTTGGCGCGGGTAAGCTACAGCCGGATGCCCCATAACCATCGCTGCATTCTCGTCAGCAGCGTTTAATTCGACAGGTTTCCGATACTGAGGCATCAATTCTTCGATGTTCGGTATCTTTAATTGCCGTAAAGCCCTACTTAGAACCGCTCTTTGGTCAAATAACTGAGGATGTTTGTCCGCAAGTGACAAAACAGCCTGCGTTTGCGCCATTCTTTGCGTTTCAGAGAAGATATGCGGGTCTGAGACAGGTATTACGTCACCGTTACGCTCAAAATCTGATCTCTGAATAGACAAATCAGCAACAATGTCCCCTTTTTTCTGCTCATCCAGATACCAGCGGTTAATTCGTTGCAAGACCTTGAGAACACGCGCCTGAGAAGCATGTAAACGAGCATGAATAGCCGAAAATACCGCTGCACCTTGCTCAATTAGGGCTTGAGTAGTCCCAACAGGAGCATTTGCATTGACATCAGCAATCTTTTCTTCCGAAGTGGTGATAACTCCCTTTGCCGCACTGCTTAACCATCCTAAAAGCTGAAATAGCACAGCAGACGGAGCATTAAACGGCATCGGCATGGCTACTTGGCGTATGTCATTTATCCCCGGCCCTGCCTCAATCTCCGCTACCTGAGTGACTTCAACCTGCGTTGACTGCCCGCTGATCTTAGCCCCCTTGAGCTTGAGCATAGTCGCTGCATTATTGATATGGGCAGAATCCAGCAAAGCACGCAGAGAGCCAGTAAGAGCCGCAGACAGCCCGCCAATGAGTTGAGCAAGGCCAATTGCATATGCGCCCCTCCAAGGTATGAACTTGAACTCAATAATCCAGTCTAGCTTAGTCAAAGTGTCGTCACCCTCTTCCCAGTTACGGTAGAGGCCGATCACTTCCATGTCGTTCTTGTCGATCATCAGGATATACGGCGCACTCTCACCCTTAGAATGCGTGTCGTCTTCCAGTTCCAGCCACGTATAGATGTGGAACACTCGACGCAAGCCGTCATCGTTGTCCTGATACTTCTTGCCCTCAACTTTCTGGTTGGCCTTTTCAGTCGCACTGACTTCAGGCTCCAGCGCGGAACGGATCAGGTCAATATCCCGATACAGGCCACGGTCTACCCGATTGGTGAATTCCCACGTAGAGATATCCTGAACTTCCGTTACCCGTTGCGCGGTGTAGAAGCTGACAGCAGAGAACGGCAGGAACACGTTATCTATAGGGAGGAACTCTGCACACGGACGTTTCTTCTTGTCGTCCCAATACAGTTTCAGGAACTGCGATCCGCCCAAAGGTAACTGGGTAAGCATCTGTTCCTGCTCGTCACGGAATTCCTCAATCTGCTCTGTCAACTGCCAGTTCAGGTAGTCACGCTTGCGCTCTGCAACCTCAGTCTTTTCTTCGGTCACATCACCAAGAATATTCGTCCTTGCGGGGCCATCAGGCGGGAATAATTCCTTGATCGCCCTAGCTGCAAAGTCAATACACGCCTCAGTCATCGCAGGGTGTACAACCTTGGATGCACCCATGAAGGTAGCGCCACCGGGGGCATCATTGCCCATCCCTGTCCGCTTGATGCCTTCCTCGTACTGCTTGTCCCGCTCAGAGCGTGCGTCCTTGTCCTTGTCGATCAGGTCAAGATAACGTGAAGCAAGCGTGCTGAGTTCCCGCAGGTCATACGTCTCAGCCATGTTCTCGTAGAAGTCAGGGTCTTCCTCCGGCCCTTTGTAATCATCCATCGTGACTACAGCCGAACCGTCATCCATTTCCTCTACATCAGGCGGAGTCTCGTCCAACTCAACCTCAGCACCACCATCAGCATTCATCGTAATACCGTCGATGTTGCGGTCGAAATCCTGCGGGATAGGCATTTCAGCCATGATGTTTCCTTAGTTGTTTATTCATTACTGCTAGGCGCATAGCGTCATCAGATACAGCGCCGCCGCCTTTAAAACTTTTCCCAAATTTAGGAGCAGGCTCATTGGCAATTTGTTCAGCCCACGGTGATTGTGCCCTGTCTGAAGGAAGATAATACTTAGCTTCAGGGAACATTTCTACGCCTAACAATTCAGCAAGTTCGCGTTTTGTCCTAGGCTGTTCTTTTTGAACAAGGCTATAAATTGTATCACTTGGCATAGGCACATATTCAATGCCGAACTTCTTGGCTCTTTTTTCAACAGCAAGGCTAGGCTCAAAGTTAAAGTCATACAATCGCACGACGTCTTGCGGTTGAACCCCTCCGTGAACCTGACCTTCTATATAGTCAGCGCCCATCGAAGGCTTTGATCGATCAAGTTGACGATCAAGAGCACCAAGTCTGAATCTCTCAGTATTCATTAACGGTGTAGATTTTGGGTCATTGATCGGCCTAGGAGACAGCCTAGGAAACCTAGCGCCGACTTGTCCAAGACCTTCTTGCACTAAATACTCATTGAAGTTCCCGGCAAACCCAAGTTCTTTCATTTGTTCCGCAGCGGCATAGTGGTCAATGTACCCTTTATTACTACGCATTTTCTCAGTGATTGGCGAATACGTATCCCAGTATTTTTTAGCAAGACTGTGCAATATTGAACCGGGCTGCGCAATGTCTAGGGACGGCCCATGCGGATTAATAATGCTATCTGCCGTTGCATAGTTTCCTCGTCCTCCATCAAGTGAATCACCTAGCGTAAATGTCGATCTACTTCTTGCTTCTGGGCCAAGCTCAAGACCGTATTGCCCATAGTGAATAACATCATCGGATGGCGAAAGATACTCATTACCCTTTTTTTTATGTGTTCTAATTTCAATTGGCAGTCTTGTTGTGCTTAACGGATTAGACGTTAAGTACCCATAGTTTATGTCTGTTCCCCCAAGAAACTGAGGCTCCCACTCCGAACGTATGGCAATAGAATCTTTAGCGCCTGCATTCGCTGTTGTCTTACCACTTTCATGCACGTTTAGTAATCGGCCCTTAGACCCAAATATATCGCCTAGCTGTGAACGTCGAAGAATTAATGATGCACCAGCAATCTTATCTCGCTCTTTATCGGTAAGATGCTGAACAAGCGGCTGTCCTGTTTCTTTTGACGTTGATGCCGCATACGCAATCTTAGGCGACACGGTATTTTGTAAGCGATCAAGAATTGGGTGCACATTCTTAGCCGTCATTTCAGCGATCATTGCAGCAGTGCTAGGAACAGCGCGAGGAACAACATTTTTTGGCATTAGCGCCTTAGCCAGAGGTCGAATTCCGCCAGATTGCATATTTACAACACCACCGCGCTTCATGCCATCATTAGGCAGATAAATTGAACCGCTGAATGCGCCCGGCTCTGTAGTTCCTTGCAAAGCACCACGAATCATATCAGCTTGTCTTTTTAAAGAATCAGGAAACGATAACTCGGCTAGCTCCTTAACCGTCATGAAGTCAGTCCGCCCTAAAGTGTCTTGCGACTCTGGGTCAGGCTTAATACGGTGCTTAGCAAACTTATTAATGAAATCTTCGTTTAATTTATTTCGATAAGCATCAATTTCTTTTGTAGTTATATATTCGCCAGCGCCAGTTGAGTCCAACTGGTCAGAAGTAAATTCATCAATATAATCACTTTTCCTAACCAACCCCGTATGATGCAAATCCTTCACATCACTCCACTTGCCTGACTTCACGAAGTCCTGAACGTATGGAAGGTATTCCTCACTTGGTGCCCTGTTACCCTTTCCTTTGATTTGCGCTATGCTAGGAGGAGATGCATCAAATACATTTGCGTATTTTGCAAACATTTCAGGGTCATTTGTTTTTAACCATTCAGGGTATTGCAATATGTAATTACTTGGTCGTTGCAATCCTTTTTCGGCGGACACAAGATTTACGTCCTCCGAAAACTTTTTCCATGATGATTCAAGCTCAGGGTTGTCATAAAATACTCCGCTTTTTTCACTCCATGTTTTACCCGGCTTTACCTCTACCGTCGCGTAAGGATTACCCTTGGCATCGCGCAATGAAAATATTTGGCTTTTTTTATCAATAACGTCACGGCAATATCCGCCAACGCAGTGTTGCAACTGCTCACCTTCGTATTTCAGGGCGTCAGCAAGGGTCTTTTGCCCATACGCATAATTTGGGTCAAGGTCTGCTTTACCACCTTTTGTCACATCATCTACCCAACCTTCAGGTGCTTTATCTGGCATCTTCAACTCCACCCACTTCATGCCCTTCTCTGGGTAGTCTTTATGGAGGACTGTCGCAGCGTTATTAGCGCGAGCAACGTCAGCTTCGGCCTTCTGCGCTGCTCGCCATGCGTTTATCTTATCAACGTGTTCAGTAACCTGCGGTACCGTCCACTTAGATAAGTTCTTTGCGTCAATCAGCAGTTCTTTCGGTAAGCCAGACTCAGGGTTGGTGGCGTTACGCATTTCGTCAATCATGTGCTCAAAACCTAGGTCACGATTGAGATTCTCTATTGAATACACCCTTGACTCAGGGTCTACTTTCTGTAACCAAGGATTTTGCTCTAACAACCATGGCACTCGACTAGTATCTTCAAATTCAAGCGCCTTGGTTGCAATTATATTTTTATCGACATATTTTTCCCAATTCTTTGCATTTCCAGTTTGTCCCACGCCCTCCGCTGGCATTCCCTCATTTATTCTTTTTTCTTTCAGTTGAGATGCTGAAAGCCATCTACCTGCGCCCGGCGTGAAGTGCATACCCTCCCTGAACTCAATCAACTCCCGCTCCTTCTCCAACTCACGAATACGCGCTTGTGAGCGGGTCATCATTTCAGGAGTAAACCCACGCGACTGCCGCGCCTTCTCCATATCGGCGGTAGCTTTGTCTATCTGAATCTGCTTCTCAGCTAACAGCTTTGCCTTCTGTGCAGGCCATGCATCAGCAGCAAGTCTGATAGGGTCTTCCATAGTCCCCATCTGGTTCTTGACGTATTTGGTAAGCTGCCTCTCTATCAAGCTATCGAGCGCGGCATCACGCTTAGTTATTTCCAATTGATGGCGCACTCTATCAATTTGGTCTTTATTTAATGATTTGTCTTGTAACAACGCTTCATGTTTCGGGATTCTTTGTGCCGGAGTCTCGCCTGCAATTGGTGTGCGCAACAACCGAGACAAATCCCTCTCAACACCACCTGCCAGCCAATTACCACCACCTTCTTTGATGATGGTGTTGCCTTTTACCGGATTCATGTTCTTGCGTATGCGGCTAATGCCAGACCGCACGAAAGTCGGCCCGCCATATTGCTTATGCTGAACTTTCTTGTTCATCACAGCTAGACGCATAGCATCGAGGCTTACAGGCCCACCCTTCTTCATAGGAGCAGGTTCTTCCTCAGTCAA